TGCTGAAAAGAAAGCAGAATCCGTGGTTCAACAGATGCAAGTTGTTCAAGACCAAATGGAGGTGTATGCCGTGAAGATGGTAGGTGCTGGATTAGATACCACAACCACACCAATTGAGTTCAAAGGGAAGATCTATGATGCGTATTTGAACTATCTTTCCGAAGGTGGGAAGGAAGAGTTTGACTATTTCAGAATGTACTTATGGCAGCAAAAGTAAACATCACATCATTTCGGGCTAAACCCAAAAATAAATTGGGCAGACATACCAAGCACAAGAACAAGCATAAGAGTTCCAAACCATATAAAGGACAAGGCAAATGATAGACAAAATCAAACAAGCAATGAAGGTCAAGAACTACAAGTTCTTTGAATCAGGTGATTACAACTTGAATATCATTGGCATCCGCAACTCGGATACTGGAAGCAAAGTGACAAATGTCTTTGATGACTTGTTAACCGTCAGTTACAAAATTGGTGAGGTGTGGCATTTTAAGAAATGGGCTGCGACAACTGATCCCGGCACAAAGGGAGTGAAGGAATTTCACAATGCACAAGGCGTTGCTCGTTTAGTTCCCGGACAATATCGTGGTTCACACGCCATCGGTTTGCATCAAGGTAAATACGAAGCGTTAAAACAAGCCAAGCCCGTGAAGGTTTACAGAGATGCAAACAAGGATATGACCTACGATACCAAGTTGATCACCGAAGGTATCTACGGAATCAACATCCACAAGGCTGGGGCAGATTCAACCTATGTTGAGAATTGGAGTGAGGGTTGTCAGGTGTTCAAAAAGTCAGCAGAGTTTGACGAGTTTATGGCTTTGGTCAAGAAGGCTGCCACCTTGCACGGCAATTCATTCACTTACACACTATTAGAAAGCAAAGATTTATGAAAAAATTAATGGAAATTTTCACGGGTGACAAAGGAGAGATGTCATCAAAACGATTCGTGGGCATTATCGGTGCTTTTGTTTTGTTTGCTACAATGGCTCATAATTCTCTCAGCCCTGCTGATATCGTACCTTCTCCAGAGTTGGTGACTGCCGTGGAATTTATCGTGATTGCTTGTCTTGGATTTACATCAATAGACAAGTTCTCAAACAAAAAAGATTGATTGCTATTTGATAGAGATGATATTCCAAAGAATAAATTTTCACGATAACAAACTGCCTGTTTTTAAAGAAAACAAGGCGAAAGGATTCGTGACATTTGGGGCGGACAATCTCTATCCCGATTTTCTAATTGAACTATTTAACAAAAGCCCAAAACACAATGCAATCGTTTCTGCAAAAGCTTCATATGTGGCTGGAATTGGTACTGAAGTTTACGGACAAAGCACCGAAGACATCGCCAAAATCCAAAACAAACTCAAAAGCATCAACGCCTACGAGACCTACGAGGAACTCAAAGCAAAAGTAGCATACGATGCCGAGTTGTTCAATGGCTTTGCAGTTGAGGTAATTTGGAACAAGGCGAAAACTGCACCTTCGGAGTATTATCACATCCCATTCAAAGACATCCGCAAAGGTCTTGAGGGTGAATATGTTTATTGTGCTGACTGGACTGATACCAAAGCGGAGAAAATCCACTATCAACCATACAACCCAATCACAAGGGAATCAAAGCAATTATATTACTGCCAATTTTACCGTCCCGGACAAGGCGAATATCCCTTGCCCGATTATGTTGGTGCGTTGAAATACATTGAGGTTGACACCGAGATATCCAACTATTATTTGAATAGCATCAAGAACGGATTCACGGCACAAACTCACATCCAGTTATTCAAAGGAATCCCCACACCTGAAGAAGCTCGTGCAACTGCTCGTAGATTCAAAGAGAACTATCAAGGCACGGACAATGCCGGTGGGTTAATTATCCAATACAACGATCCGACAGAGAAGGAATCTGTCATCAACAACCTTCAGCCATCGGATTTTGACAAGCAATTTGACTTGTTGAATAAGACCGTACAACAAGAGATATTTGTCGCACACAAGGTCAACTCACCAATGTTGTTTGGAGTTCGTGTGGAAGGTCAATTAGGTGGTCGTAGTGAGTTGATTGAAGCCTATGAGATGTTTCATCACGCATACATTGAACCCCGTCAACAAAAGATTGATGATACCTTTGCGTACTTGCTTGAACCTATCGCATCTGTTCGTTTAGAAACCATAAACAAACCACCAATCGGTCTTGACTATCAAGCGTTGTTTACCGCTGGAGTTATCACCAACGAAGAAGCAAGAAAGGAACTTGGATTGCCATTGATTACTGATGTGAAACAATCATCTTTGAACGATGCCATCAATGCTTTGAGTCCGTTGGTTGCAAACAATGTGTTGTCAAATATGACCATCAACGAGAAACGCCAATTGGCAAATCTTCCACCGATTGCCGGAGGTGATTCATTGCCATCCGCTGCACCCGTTGCCCTATCAAAACAAAATCCTTTTGGATGGGATGATGAAAGAGACATCAAGGTATTCCAACAATACGGAGAGAGTGCAGACAATTTTGAAGCCTACAAGTTTGAATTTGTGGATGCCATTGAAACTGCCATCTTGAATGTGTTGAAAGAGAACAAAGGTCTTCAAGTTGGAGACATTGTGAACATCACCAAACTTGATGCAAAGGTTGTCGCTGATGCCATTGCTAAACTTGCCAAAGCGGAGTTGATCAAATCATACGAGGATGGATTGGAAACAACCCCGAAAGGAGTTGAAGAAGTAGACAGATTGCAAACCGAAATTGTCGTTCGTTATGGGTATGCTTTAGCACCTGGAATCAAAGGTGGTTTGCTTATTCCCGGTTCAAGAGATTTTTGCAGACAAATTGTAGGAAGTAATCGTGTGTATAGTCGTGAGGACATTAACGCAATGTCTGCACAACTTGGTTACGATGTATGGAAGAGAAGAGGTGAATGGTACACCAACAAAGAAACTGGAATCACCACCCCACAATGCCGTCACATTTGGCAACAACAACTTTTAAGGAGGATCAAACGATGACCAATTTTGTATATTTCATTTCAACCACTTATCTCAAGGACAACACACCTTTGAATGAGAATGTGGATGACAAGTTGCTGAAATCAGCAATCAAAGAAGCTCAAGAAATCTACATCCGTGATGTGATTGGTTCAGGCATTTACAATGAGTTGCAAGTACAGGCATTCGCTGGAACATTAACGCAGTTGAATACTACCCTTTTGGATTCGTACATTGCACCTTGTTTGAAGTATTACACATTGACCGAAGCAATGCTTCCAATGACCTTTAAATTGATGAACAAATCGGTTGCATCTCGTGAGAGTGACAATGCAAGGGCGGTATCAGTTGAGGAAATGACAATGATTGAAGGGCGTTATCGTGATAAAGCGGAATACTATGCCAACAGATTGAGGGATTATCTTCGCACATACACCAATGATTATCCTTTGTTCTTAAATCCCGGCAGTACATTTGATACAATCCGTCCAAAGAACACCGCTTTTGTAGGTGGTATTTATCTTCCAACATCTCAAGATTGCTTTTGGAACTATGACTTCCCCAACGAGGACAAATAAGTGGCAAAAAAACAACGAAGCCAAACTTCTCAAATTTCTCAAGAATGACACTAAACCAAATAATTCAAAAGATTCAAACGGCAGCCGAAAGCCATAAGATGGTACACAAGTTTGGCGTTGGTCAGCAGTCAAATATGACGGTTGAGAATGTTGAATACTATCCGTTGGTTTGGTTGTATCCTGATGGATTCAATTTGCAGTCCGGTGGGAATCTTCAAACCTATAATTTCGCATTGCTCGTGATGGATCGTGTATTTGAAAGCGAATCAAACACCATTGAGGTTCTTTCGGATACTGCTCAAATAATGACCGACATCTTTGCATTGATTGAAGACAACACCCAAAACGATGAGGATTTTGAGATTGTGATCAACGGCAATGCTTCCCCATTCTACGATTCCAAAACTGATATTCTCGCTGGTTATGCAATCAACTTCCAAGTCCTCACTCCTTATTTACACAATACTTGCGTTGTTCCTGTTTAGTTGGTTGTGGGCGTTCTTCAATTATGATGAACCAGTCCGCTATATCAAACCACTAAATGTTGAGATGCACGAAAGGATTATTGAAAAAGAGAAGATCAAACGAATCACACTACTGAAAGAACTGAACCACTATGATACGATTTATCTTGATACTTTTGATGCTACATCTTCAGGGCTTGAAGGGGCAATTCGTCTCCATAGATTCTGCGACTCTGCGAACTGCGAATAGTTATCTTGTAAAAGGTGCAATCGCACGGCAAAAAGTTAGCCAATTAGTGAAGGTTGTTCACTCGGATTCCATTATTATTTCGGAACAAGATTCAGTCATCACCAAACAAAAGGTAAACATCGCATACTTGAATGCGGAGAATGATTCACTTGTGAAGCAAAATAAAGCCATTACAACAACTTTAAAGTTATTCAAGGGTATAAGTATAGGTTTAGGGATTTTAACGCTTGTGGGATGGCTACGATAGACCTTGATAAATTACCCGATGCACTTGATACTTATTTAGGGGATGCATCCGAAGGCTCACTCCTTCAGCAAATCATCATTGATTGGTGGAACAAGAAAGTCATTCCTCCGATTTGGGCGAATCTTGATAGTAAAAAGATAAACGCATCATCTTCGTTGAGACAATCTTTTGTCCCCGGACAGATAACCAAATCACCCACATCCATCAACACGATTCTTCTCGCAGAAGATTACTGGGAGTTCGTGGAATACGGAAGGAAGCCAACAAGAAATGGTCACATTGAAGGCACTCCGTATCTATGGCAGTCAATCAAAGAATGGATGGCATTCAAAGCCGTCAAACCACCTGAAGATTTTACCTATGATTCATATGCAAAAGCCATTGCAAGAAAGATTCACAGAGTAGGTACAAAGCCAAAGCCATTTCTTGAAAGTGCGTTCACGGAATCAATACAGATGGAATTGGTGAATGAGTTGAATGCTCGTTTTGGGGATTTGATATTCTCGGAAGACATAAAATTGTAACAAAAAGAAAAGTTTATTTGCATTATTAGAAAGTTTATTTTACTTTTGCTTTCGTTATGGATTACAACAAAGCAATTGAAACAATTAAACTTAAACGCAGACAAGGGCTATTTCAAATAGTCGCTCGTAAAACAGGGGTATCACTTCCAACGGTAAGAAAGTATTTGGTTGAGGGAAACATCGTTTCACCCAAAGCCAAAGCCGTCATTGAAATTGCATTGAGGGAGGTGAACAATGATTGAGGCAACAATCAACGGATGGATTCTTACACTTGGTAAGGATGATAGGTATGTTTACATTGACAAGCAAGTTGATGACTATTTACTTGAGCATCACTTTGATGAACTTGAACCGTACCTGATCAAGCGAGATGTGTACTTCGGTGGATGCGTTGAGACCAACTTGGTCGGCATTGAGACGGAGAGATTCTTTTTCCTTGAACCCGACAAGTTTACTATTATTTTTATGTGCGGACACAAAACAAATTTCCTATGAATAAAAGCGAATCAATTAAGAACATCGCTGGTGCATTGGTAAAATTCCAAGCATCGGTGAGCAAGGTAGCAAAGGAAGCCAACAATCCTTTCTTCAAATCCAAGTATGCAAGTTTGGCGAACATACTGGACACAATCCAAAAGCCATTGAGTGAAAGTGGTTTGGCAATCAGTCAATTCCCTGATGCCAATGCACTCACAACCATCATTCTTCACGCTGATTCAGGTGAATGGATGGAATCATCCTATGTGATGCCGGTTGCTAAACAGAACGATCCACAAGCAATGGGAAGTGCAATGACCTACGCACGGAGGTATGCACTTGGTTCAATCCTAAACTTGAACATTGATGATGATGATGATGGTGAGAAAGCAATGGGAAGACAGATTCCAAAGAAAGATGAACTCACACCAAAGCATCCATCTTGGACAAAAGCCGTTGAGCATTTGAAGACGGGCGGATTGATGACAGACATCACAAGCAAGTTTGAGGTATCTCCGGTGAATATGAAACTTTTAATTGGTGAGAAATGAATAACACACATCCAGTTATTCACACTTCTTTGAACGAAGAAGATTGGCAGAGGTTGAGAAGTTCACGCTTCACCGCATCCGAAATCCACAAACTGATGGGAACTCCGAAAAACA